TTTAGAGAATTTTGAATTTGATAATGATGAATTAATTGAACCAACAGACGAAGAGCCAGTTGACATGCTTCATATTTTAGATGATGTACCTAAAGAAGATGAAGAAGCTGAAGAAGATAAAGTAGAAGAAAAAATAACAAATGCAAATTTATACAAGTATTTATTAGATCAACTTCTGATTCCTGAATATTTAAGGAATGATGCATTGGCATTTATATATAAAGGAGAAAGATATATAGGTACAGTAATGGCAAAATCTAAAAAATATAATGATAGATTTGTTTTTAAAATTGCTCCTGATGATATTTTTAAAGGATTCTGGATTGATGAAATTTCATTAATATAAAATAATTAAATATGAATAAAATATCACCAAAATTAAAATTAGATTGTAAGAAGTGTAAATTAGGTGAATCTTTAGAGAATATATCATTTAAAAATATTAAAATATCTGAACCTAAAAATAGTTCTTCTAAAATTATTACATTAAAAGGAAAAAACAAAAAAGAGAAAAATAAAGGATTATTTTAATGGAACACATCAATTTAGATAAAGTTCAAATGAAATATATCATGCACTTTAATAAACATCCTGAAATAGAAGATCCTTTTTATGAAATACTTACATATATAGATTATTTAGATAGAGACACATTTACTGAATTAGAATATTCAACAAAAACTAAATTTAAAGTCTGTAATACTAAAGAAGAAGAAATAAATCTTCTTAAAGAAAAAGGATATATAATACAGGAAAGTAAAGCAAAAAAATATAAAGTAATAAAGCATCCATGGTGTTAAAATCATAGATGCTTTTATTTTTAATAATTTTCTAATATATAATCAATAGTTTCATTTATTGATTTGTCTTTTATTTCAAAATATAATTTTCTTAAAATATTATTTTTATATTTTCTTTTTTGTTGATCATTATCTAATTGATCTGTAATTTTTTCAATATCATAAGAAACTTTTCCAGATTTAACTAAATTATATCCTTGGGACATATCAATCAATTGATATTTAAAATGAGTATTAGGATCTCCAATAATTTTAGATTCCATATTAGAATAATTATCGAGTTTATTATATTTCAATGTAAATTTTTTCTTGGGTTTTGAAACATATATAATTAATCTGAGAGTTCCTAAATATGATCATGGATTTTTAGCAGGAATTAAAAAGTCTATCATTGAAGATTCAGCAGCGCTATTGAATGGTTCTCCATTTTGATTTATTGAATACGTATACATTACATTTCATATATTGTCAGAACAATATCCATATACATCTTCAGTTTGATGTTCAGAAGTTAAAATAGATACTTCATAGAACTTAAATGCTGCTTCTATCTTTTTATATCATTCATTTCTTACATTATCAATATATGTTTTATCTTGATTTTGAAAATCAGAAGAATAATCAATTAAACTACTATCAAAAATATTTTCAAAAGCCATAATTAATATAAATAATTTAAATATTTATTTATCTACCACTATAAGGATTAATCATTCCTCCTATTCCACCTTGATTACTATATGGATTTTGACTTTCTGTATTATATAAAGTATTATAAGGATTATTAGTATATGGATTACTTCCTACTCCAGCATTGCTTAAATTTTGAGCATTATTAAATAATGTATTTAAATCTCCTCCAAATGATGATTGATTAACACCATACATTGAATTGAATTCGGAATCACTCATTTCAGGATTATCGAGATCCCATTGCTGTATGTATTGGTTAATCATATACTTTTTATTTTCATCAGGAAGTGTTCTAATGAAATCTTCTATTCATGATATGAATGTGACGTCATCCATCATTACTGGAATATGGTTTACAGTAGGATATGATAAATCATCATGACAAGCAATACCTTTTAATTTTCCTTTTATATATCCAAAACTTTCTAATTGAATATAAGTCTTTCTATCAGTAGGAATTATTCTTCTCATTGATATTAATTTAGAACCTAAAGTGCAGAATTGATTTTTTTCAGGACCTGATTTAAATCCTATTCGCCTTCTTCTTACTTCTCCAGGAATAGGTTTATTATGATATGTTCTCTGTAATAAATCATCATAATATAATGGATGTTTTTGACAATGTGTTACATAATTCTTACCCTGGAAATTCATTTCTACCATAACTCTACAATTGTCATATGTAGCAGATTTAAATACATCAAGAGCCAATCCCATTGTTACACCAGCACAGAAGGTTTCATCGGTTTCATTATCTTCAAAAGTTCCTACCTGTACAAATCTTACGACATCTTTAAGAGTTACACCTTCTTCTTTATATTTTCTGATATTAGCTATAGAATTAGGAAGCATTTTATATATTTGTATAGTATTGGAATCTGGTGTTTTTGCTCCTTTTTTCTTATTAATTGTTTCAGGATCTTCACCGCCATCAGCAATATCTACTAATAAAATAAATCTATCATTAGGACTTATATCATTAGGATTAAATTTTGGATGTCATTTTATTTTTTCTGATTGTAAATAAGATGAATTATAAAATAAAGGTTTATTAATAAAAGGAACACACACATCATTTAAATATCCTAAATCAGAACCTTTAAGAAGCATTTTAGATGCAACATTAAATTGAAGCGCAAATTCTTGTAAAAATTCTTCTTCACCAAAATCTTTTTTCTGTTGTTCTACTCAAACTTCATCATGTTCAGGAACTTCTCAATAATCTGTTCTTAAATTAACAAAACTATTTTCAGCATTCATGGATTTGCTTCAAATTTCATAGAACTTATTATCTACTCCATTGGGTGTTGAAGTAATCATACACTGAGAAACTGCAGATGATGAAAGAGTAGGATATACAGATCTTCAGAATGAATTAACAATATTAGGATCAATATGTGCAAACTCATCAAGATAAAGAAGATGTACAGTAAAACCAATAGAAGTAGTTTTAGTTGTTGCACCAGTAATAATACGACAATTATTATCTAATTTAAATCCTTTTTTACCAAATGATTTACATCCAGGTTTTAAGAAATAGGGAAGACCTCTGAATACTTGAATAATTTTATCTGCAATTTCAATGACGGTCTGTTCTTTATTAGCAAGAAGCATATAGTTCTTATCTTTAGAAAAAACTAAAAGATATGCAAATATTGATGCCATTGTAGTGGTATTATGTGATAAAATATCATTAGAATAAAATCTATGATTATCATTATCTACTGTTATATCATACATACATAATTTATATGGGCATTTATATATTGATTTAACTTTAGATAAACCAGTTTTTGTGATTATATAATCATTAATATTTAAATCTTTAACAAATACTTCTTCAAAATTATTTTTAAATACTATATGATTATCTGCACATTCGATTTTATTTCCATTTTCTAATTCTAATTCATACACAGTATATGGTTGTGTTTTATGAATTTGGGAAACGTTAACATATCCAGTATCTGATAATACTTCAATATTAGTTAAATTTTGAGATTCTATTATTTTTTTAGATATATCATTTTCATCTAAATTATAATCTCTTAATTCAACTTTTTCTAATAATTCAATTGATTTACCTATTATATTTTTTAATATTCTTTTAAACATTATTATAATCATGTACATTTCTTAATTCAAATACATATTGTGCAGTTTTGCAAGCTGATGATATTAATTTATTTCTTGATTTATTTCAAATGACATTTAATTTAGTTAACATATCATTATAATTTGATATATTAGAATAAAAAATTTTATTAAAATATTCTAATATAATATTTTGTTCATTTAAATCATTTAGTATTTTTAATTCATTAAATCTATTTTCTATAGTTTTTAATGTTCTATATACTTTAGTATTTATAAGAATATCATTTGCATTGAAAAAATTAGTCATCAATTCTCTCTTTTTAGACATTTCTATATAAATTTCTGACTGCAGTGCAGAAATTTCCGAATTTAATGAAAAACTAATAATATGATATAAATGTGCTAAATATTTATCTTCATTAAACAATGAAACTAAATTATGTAATTCTTTATTATTAATTTTAGAATAAAATGATTTATCTTCGATTAAAGTATTTGGATTCATTTTATAATCAGAGTATGCATGTGATAGTTCATGTGCTAAAATAGGTTTTAAATCATTAGATATTCAATCTAAAGAACCATTTAAATTTATACTAATTTTTATAATATAATTTCCATTATTATCTATTCCACTATTCTCAGGATAATATGCACCAAAAGGAGATAAGGAACAATTATCATTTTTATCATTTACTATAGCAAATAAATCTATAATACATTTATTAAAAAAGCTTTTATTACTATTTATTGTTAACGTTTTTTTAATAGTACCTATATTATTTTTATATATTTTTAATAAAGGAATTATATTATCATATAGTAAATCAGTTCATTTATCTATATTATCTGGATGACCAGACGATTCATTTAATATTGTATTCTTGAATTCTTTAATTAAATGATATTTTAAATAATTATCTATATTTATTGTTAACATATAAAATATTTACATTTTTAATAATTAATTTAGAATCTTTTTTATTCATATTATAATTAGAGGATTTTATCATTTATAGTTTTGCATAAATTTTATATAAAAGCTTTTTTATAAAAATTAAAAAATTTTTCTTTTTATATTTGTTTCAAATTTTATAAATAAAATCAGATTTACTTTCATATAAAGAATCTTTTTCTTTAATATCAATTAACTGATTAAAATTAAGACACTTACCACTCTGGCGAGCTGCCATTCAAATAATGTTACGATGTTCTGGCAACAATATCTCTTGATTATTTAGTGTTCCTGATTTTTGAGAACATATTATTCTTATAAGTTTTTTTTGAAATGTTCTGAGCTTTACTGGGCGGTAACCAAAGTCAGTCATAAATTTACAGTATTTCTCAATGAAATAAACTGGATCATTAAGGCATTTATCAAATTCTTCTACTTCTTCATTTGTATAATCATAACTTACATTTTCAGCTCTTAATTCAATATCATTCCAAAAGAAAGGAGAATAATCAATATCATAACCATCATTATAATCTGAAATGATTTGATTTATCATTTCTGTACTTCATACTCTTCTTTTCTTTTCAGAATCAGGTTTTTTGTAATTATCTGGTTTTTTAACCTTATAATCAATATTTAATTCAGGTCCATTAATAATATCAGCCATAAAATTATCCTACTAGAACACTAGTTACTTTTTCTTGATTTACGAACACATCTATTAAAGCAAAATCAGATCCATCTTTCCCTCTACCAAATTTTACTACTGCGTTTACTTTATAATTTGCAGTAGGTTGTATATAATCATCAATTTGAGAATTTATTTCAGATTCTAACATTTTAGCATCATTTCTCGTCTTAAATACTAAATCTTCAATATTACAACCAAGACGATAATCTCCTAATACATCTCCTTTATTAGTTGAAAGAATAATTTTAATTTTTTGAATTATTTCTTCAATTGGATCGCTGTGTTCTAATTTAAAAGGATCAACATTAGGATCTTTAAGAGATCGTGTATAAATTTCTTTAATCATTATTGTTCATCTATTTGATTTTGTGAAGCTTGAAGTTCTTTCATCTTCTTATATTGAAGAAGTTCTATAAGCTTACTTGTTCCTGTTACAATATTATGGTTAGGATCTTCAATTTGTTGATAATTTCCACCACTAATACCCAATACAGGTTGTTCTTCTTCGTTTGCTTTATCATATATTTCTAATTTAAGATCTATATATGTTTTTCTTAATGTTGCTTCTGCGACCTGAATTTGTTTATTGAGAGCAGATATTTTTTCAGTTAATCCTGCAAAAACTTCAAAATTTCTGGGCATTGTGTTTCCTTTACCTACTGTTTCAAGCAATGCATTTTGCATTAAGGTATTTGAACGTACTTGTCAATATAAATCTGCTAACGTATCAACATCTTGATCCATTTTATTAATAATATATTCCTCATTTAAAAGATGTTTAGGAAGAACATGTTCAACCATCAGTTGAATTGTTTTTCTTGCTTTTTTCTTCATTGCTTTCATTTCAGATTTTGCATCAAACGTAAATATTGGTTCAGGTTCTAATGCCGTATTTCCAGTATTATCAACTATTGAAGAAATATTATCTTGTACACTATCTTGTTTAACTGGAGATAACGTATTTAATAATTGTTCTAAACATATTTTATCATCTTTAATGGTTCCCATAATGTTCTATTTTATTTCTTTAGACATATTATTTATAATGTATTTATTTCATAAATTAATAATATCTAAAATAAATATAAAAATATAAGAATATTATAATGAAAAATACAATAAAACGAGATCAACTTATAATACAAGATATGGTATCTAAATATGGAAAGGCCGATGTTATTAAATATGTAAATAAGATTGATGAATCATTTGAAGATATGATGGCTGGATTAAATTCAACTGTTTTTAAAGACATTATAGATAAACATGAAAATGAGATAGATAAAAAGAATGATGTCGAAACATGATTAGCTAATATGGGCATTACAAAATATGAATTATTTTTTGATTATTCTATTAAATTAGATCAAGATGTTGATTTTTCTGGATGAGGACTTTCTGCATTTCCAGAATTCATAAGATTTAGAGAATGTGGTGAAAATTGTAGAAAATTTGATATTTCAAATAATGATTTTACTTCTACTAGTCAGTTGCCAAGAGATTTTTTAGCTGGAGTTAAAGATCAATCTGGAATGGATCCAGGAGCATTATTAAATATATCAGGAAATAAATTTGGAGAAATATACAGTTATCTTGATAATTTAAGAGGAAATGTTCATGTAGATATAAGAAATAATCCAGATTTAGTTATTCATTATGAATATGTTAGAAATAAAGGTAATTTTATATTTGATGAATCACAACGTAAATCATTTTTAGATAGCAAAAAGAACTAATTTAATATTTTATAATAATGGAAAAATTACATGCAATATATCCAGGAGCATTTAAACCTTTTCATGATGGACATTTTCTTCAAATATCAAAATATTTAAATAATGAAGAATATGATACAGATGTGACTATAATAATATCATCTGCAGAAAGAGAAGGAATTACTCCTGAAACAACTAAAAATTTTATAGATAAAGTATTAGGAAATAATAAATTTATTAAAATTATTATTTCAGAATTTCCTTCACCTATAAAATCTATGTATAATATTATAGAAAATGGAGAAGGCTTATATACCATGATAAGTAGTACTAAAGGGCAAGATGATAAACGAGTAGAAGAACTGAAAAAGTACTATAAAAAAGGAAGTAAACATTATAAAGAAAATATTACTATAATAGATCCTCCAGTTGATTTATCTCCTATAGTTTATGACAATAGAATAGATAATAATGCAGATAAAGAAATAAGTTCTACTATAGTAAGAAATGATGTAAGAAATAATGATTTTGAATCATTTAAAACATCTTATAAAAATATATTAGAAGAAGGAGCAGTAAATGATAAAGATTTATTAAAGTATTTTAATGAATTAAAAAAAGAACTTCTCCCTTATAAAAATTCTACATTATATGATAATAAATTGGTAGAATCATATTTCAATAATATTAATTATTATAATCCACTTAATGAAGGCGGAATGGCTGGACACATGTCTCATCCGTATGAAATAGATGAGTTTACATTTAAAGATCTTAAAGAACTTAATAATGATATATTTAATGCTAAAATAGAGCATATTACAGAAAAACTAGATGGACAAAATTTATTTGCAAGTGTAAATAGAAAAGGTCAGACAGTTTTTGCTAGAAATATGAGTGATATGAAAGGAGAAGGAATGAGTATTTCTGATATGGCAGAAAAATGAAAAGATCTTCCTCATGTTGCTAATAGTTTTACAACTGCAGGAGCAATCATAGATAAAGTTTTTAGAAATATTAAAGATAGAACTGTTTGATTTAATAGAGATAGAAGTAATAATAGATATAAATTATGAGTTAATTGCGAAATTATAAATAGTGGTTCTACTAATGTGATTCCTTATAATAATAATTGTGTTTATTTTCATGAAATAAAATGTTATCAAATTCTTGAAAACGGTTTAGAGTGTTTTAATTTATTAAAGAATGCTATTGATAAAAAAGATATGGATATCTTAAAGGAAGCAAGTGATAAAGTTCAGCATTCTTCTTTAACTAATGAAATAATAATTAAACAACTAGGAAGTAATTCATCTATTATAGAACAGTTTAATTCTAAACTTGATGATATAATAGATATATATGATTTATTAGAAAGTTCTACTTTAAGAGAATGAAAGTCTAAAGCATTACAGAAACAAATTCAAAAACAAGGAGATTCTTTATACAGTATTATGTATAAGTCTAAAGATTTACAAGATCTACTAGAAAAAAGATGAATAGAAGGCAGTAAAGAAACTAACATGAAAGATATTAAATTACTTGCTGCTGATATAATGAAAGAATATGGCTATTCTAAAGTAGATATAAAAGGAATATTAGATCTTATTACTAAATATGATAAAGAATATATTGCTCCTATAATGAAAAAAATTCTTAAACCATTAGACCAGTATTTTATAGATTTAGGAAATGAAGTAATTAAGAGATGTAAAGGATTTAATAATGATGGTAATGAATTATCTATAATATTTAAACTTAAGAATGAAATTAAAGAAATTATTCAAGAGGTTAAGAAGGATAATGATCCTGAAATGATGAGAAAACTCAGAGAACAATTATCCAGATTGAAGGAAACAGGAGATAAAGTTAATGCTACAGAAGGAATAGTTCTTAAATTTAAAGGAAGAACTATTAAATTAACAGGATCATTTGCAGCAGTTAATCAAATATTAGGCCTTAAAAAATATAGTAGATAATTATGAAAAACCTATATGAAAATTTTGAAAATGTTTTTGACAGTTCTTTAATTGATTATTCTGGCGATACACAACAATCTGATGAAAGATACCTCAAGGAAAATCTTATATTAAATTGATTAAAAGATAATAATGTAGATCAATTAGATGATATATTAGATATTAGAGATGTATATTCTATTAATTCAGATTTTTCAATAGATGTTCATGGAGATTTTGCATTAGAGGCTAGTGAAGAAGATGAACTTCCTGAATTTATTCAATTTAATAATATTTTTGGAAATTTTTGTATAGATGGTTGTGGTTTAAGGTCTTTTAGAGGTTTACCTATTTATGTTGAAGGTGATTGTGATTTATGTAATAATTATGCTGGAGATAATGATGAAATAGATAATTTACAATATTTGCCTAAAAGAATTGAAGGTTATTTAGATTTATCTAATAATGGATATTGTGATCGCTGTAATTGTGATTGACAATTTTATACAAATGCAGAAATTGAAGAAAATTATTATGATAATTTATTCATGCTTAATACTATTAAAAATAATATTGAGCAATGTGAAGGAGATATTAAATTAGGTGAAGACGAATATATGCCATGTGCAAAAGTAAATCTTTATAATATAGATGAAAATATAGCGGATTTACAAGATGATATTAATAATAAGATATGATTAAAGTGAATGGTAGAAGATGATAGTTATAAAGAAGATGATGAATGAGATGAAGAGTGTACTAAATGAGTTGAAGAACATTGACCAGAGTTAAAATTTGAAGGAAAACATGAAGATAATGAAGATAATTTAGATGAATCATTTAATAATATTTTTGATTCTTCATTAATAGATTATCATGAAGATTTTGAAAAACAAGATGAAGATTATTTAGAAACTTTAAAAAAAGAAAGAGGATATATATCAGATGATGAATATCAAAAAGTTTTAAATGTTTTTAAGGATTTTGTTATACCTGAAGAAACATTTTTAAAACATACTAAAAAACCTATTAGCAATAATAATTCATTATCCATGATAAATTTAACATTATCTAGAGAAAAATTTGAAAATGCTACAGGAATAAAAAGATCTTCAGTATTTTATAAAAAAGAAGATTTACTTCATATAGATAATAAATGATATTCAAAACAACAAGTTTATGGAAATACGAATTATCCATCAATTAAACAATATCATCCAGAAAAAGGATCGATATGAGATAATGTAAAAAAAGGATTGATGAATTATACTGGAGATTCAGTTGGAACTTTAATATATGATAAAATAACTTTTCAACTAAATAGGTCTAAATCATTTAGACCATATTGACAAATTAGAACTCTTAAACATTTGGCAGATGGCAAACATTTAGATATTAATAACAGAGGCACTCATATATCTCATACTAGAAATATGGATAGTTATGGATATGGATATTATGATTTGGATGATATTATTAATATAATATTAAAAAGATTATATAGAGTACTTAATTTTTCTGGATATGGATATCCTACTGCACATATGACAACATATTAATTATAAAATAATAAAATAAACTAATCGCTTTCCTATATTAATTTATAAGAAAGCGATTTTGTTATGAGTATAACACAAGAATTATTTACAGAAAAATTTAGACCGAAGACACTTGAAGGTGTCATTTTACCACAAAGAATTAAAAATGAATTATCTAACGGATTAGTACAAAATTTATTAATGTTTGGTTCTCCAGGTTGTGGAAAAAGTTCAACTGCTAGAATATTATGTAAAGATTATGAAACATTAAATCTTAATGGTTCAGCAGAACGTGGTATTGATATTATGAGAGATAAAGTTGTAACATTTTGTTCTACTGTGTCTCTTGAAGAAGGAAGTGAAAAACTTAAAGTTGTTTACATTGATGAAGCTGATGGTATAACAACTGAAGGTTGGGAAGCACTCAGAAATACAATTGAAAGATATGCAGGAACTGTAAGATTTATATTGACTTGTAATAGAATAGATAAAATTCCAGATCCTATTAAATCTAGATTTAATTGTATTCCATTTTATCCTATCAATAAAGAAGAAGAAACTTATGTATTTAATACTTATTGTCAATATGTAAGGCAGATTTTAAATGCAGCTCATATTAATTGTGACGATGAAACCCTTCAGCAGTTTATTAGAGTAAGTTTCCCTGATATGAGAAGTGTTCTTAATTCTATTCAGACACTTTATCTTCAGGGTGCAAAAGAACTTAATAAAGAATCACTTATAAAAACATTTGAATGTTCAGATTTATTTGAACAAATATTTAGTTGTACTGATCCGGTTGCAAATTATAAGCTTGTAATGAGTGAATATGCAAGTTATCCAGATGATGCAGTATTAGCATTTTCCAAGAATTTTATAGATTTTTTAAGAACTAATCACCAAGATAAAGTTAGTAAGATTCCATATTGTGTAATTACTATTGCAGAACATTGCGCACAAATTAATCAGGTTCCTGATAAAGTAATTACATTATTGAGTTTAATATATAAGCTTCAAACTATTGTTTTAAATTAAAATATTTAATTATATTTGAATATGGAAAAAAGTTCAAAAATTTTAGCTGTTTTAGTATTAGTAATAATTAATATATTATTTTGGAATTGGTTGTCAATTGCAGCAGAATTTATTGATTTTTCATTAGGTATTAATTATGAAAATTTATCAATATTTTGGCAAAATATAACAAAAGCACTTAATGGTATACTTATGTTATTTATAATTACAGGATTTAGTGCTATTGGAACTATGATTGAATTTGTGTTGTTTATTATTTTTAGAGATAACTTTAATACAATATTAAATTTATATGTTCCAGAAAATTATAAATTTGAATTAAAAGATGAAGAATAAAGAAACAACATTAGTATTTGATTTTAATAATTTAGCAATGAGATCTTTATTCACTTGTATTTTTTCAGGTGGTAGGGAAGGAGTTATGATTAAAGATTTCAGTACTGAAGCAGAACAAGGAATATTTATAAGAAAACTTGCTATAGATATGACATTTGTGATGAGATTAATTAATCCATCTAGAGTAATAGTGTGTTGTGATGATAGATATCCATGAAGAAAAAAATTATTAGAATCAGAAGAAATAGGATATAAAGGAACTAGACATAAAGATGAAGATAAAGATTGGGATGCAATTTTTGGAGCAATGTCTAAATATAAAGATATTTTACGTTCAAAAAATATAATAGTTTATGAGATTGAAAATGGAGAAGCAGATGATTTAGCAGCTTTTGTGAAAAAAGATATTTTTACAAATTTACATAATAATATCATATATGTTTCTTCAGATAAAGATTGATTACAACTTATAGATTTTGATCCTGATTATAATAATTTTTGTGCAGTATTAAATCCTATTGCAAATAATCATAAAAAGAAAGTCTTGAGTGTACATCAAGATTGTTATGATTGGATAAATCAAGAAGATCCTTCAACATCATTAGATGACATCTTTTTCACAAATACTGATAATTCTAAAACAGTTTTAAAAAGTATTTTTAATAATACTAATATTAATGTTAGTATTTTAGATCCTAAAACAATTTTATTGTCTAAATTATTTTGTGGAGATCAAAGCGACAATATACCATCATTTTATGAATTTATAAAAAATGGTAAACTTTCAAAAATCACAGAATCAAAGATGAACAAAATAGTAGAAGAATTTGGATTATCATCTGGAAGTGATTTTATAGCAGTATCTAAAAAACCGGAATTTAAAAGTTTCATTGAAAAATTAATTAAACACGAAATATCTGATATTAATATAGAAGAAAGAGCAGAAAGACAGAGAAAATTAGTAGAACTTAATACTGTTTTATTTCCTAAATCATTATGTGAAAATTATGATTATATGTCTAATAATATAAAAGAGACTGGTAAATTGTCAACTGTTAATATAAAGCTTGAAGATTTATTATCAGGAACTCAATTTTATGATGAAAATTATAAGAAAGCAAAAAGAAGTGATATATTTGATGATTTAAAAGATTTAGACAAATATATAATATCTAAACCTGAGACTAATAGTTTATTTTAAAATATGGCGGATAAAAAAGACAATAGTTTATTTGATATATTAGGAGCTTTATTTAACAATAAAGATTATATAAATAATCTTCCAGACCAAGCAATGAATTCTAATTATTTTATGATAAATAGAAGACTTGCTATAAATTATCCATTACAGGCTCAAGTATTTAATCATAATAAGATTAATCCAAAAGATGTAATAAAATTTTGAAGTGATTATCTTTATACTGGTGGTAGGTGTCCTGGTTGAATTTATACTCCTGGCGCAGCCAAATCAAAAGCAAAAAATGAATCTAAACATAAAATAACAAATGCTCAAATTGAAAAATATGCTATAACAAAAGGTATTAATAAAAAAAGTATAGAAACCGCTATAGAATTATTTGGTGATAAGATGATAGATGAAATATTAGAATACGAAAAAATAATTAATAATATAAATAAGTAAATATGGTAGATTTAGAAAATTATAAATCTTTTAAAAAAGAAATTATTGAAGGACTTTCAATAAATGGTTTAACTAAATATGAATTTTCGAATGGTATTAATATTGCTTTTGGAAGAGTAGTATTAAAACGTGATCAAGATGGTATGCCATTATTATATTTAGATGAATTTTGTAATAAAGAACAAATGAAAAAATGAAATAATAGTGCAGGGCATATTTTATATAAAGATATTAAGAAAAATAATTTAGATTGTTATTATGAATTAGTTCTTCCAGGATATAAAGTTCTTTTAAGAAGTATTTCAGAAAATGAAATTGAAGAATTTGAAAATAATGAAGGACTTGTTGATAATATATTTAAAGTTAATGATCTTAATTTTTTAATAACAAAAATAATTGAAATAAATTCATCTTATTCTATTAAAGAATTGTGTACTACTTCATATTTTGATGAAATTGATGATGAATCTAACAATACAGAAGAAAATGAATATGAAGAAATAGAAGATGAATCAGAATTAACATCATTATCATTATTTGAAGATTAAATTAATATGAAATCAACAGAAACAAGAAATTATTTAACAAAAGAAGAAGAAAGCTTATTAAATTCATTTTCTGCCGATAAAATTAATAATATTGGAGAATTAGGAAGTGAAGACGCTAAATTAATAAAAATTAATATATTTGAATCTTTATTAAGAGGAACTAATAGAGATGGCATAGAAAATATAATTAATATATTAAAGAATAGTGATTTTTATACAGCTCCGTCTAGTAGTAAATTTCATTGTAATTATGATGGAGGATTATTAGATCATAGTTTACTTGTATGCAAAACTGCAATGAAACTCAGAGAAGATCTTATGCAAGAAAAATCAGAATTAGTAGATAAACTTCCAGTTGATAGTATTATAATTACAACACTTTTACATGATGTATGTAAAATGGGATTTTATAAAAAAGTTGAAAAATGGAAGAAAAACGAATCTAATAATTGGGTATCTTATATAGGATATGAAACTGATGACAACTTTCCTATAGGACACGGTGAAAAATCTGTCATAATGCTTCAAAAATTTGGATTAGATCTTAATGCAGATGAAATGATTGCTATTAGATTTCATATGGGTTCTTATAGTGGAGCTCAATTTGTATGGGAAGAAAAAGTTGCATATGATAAAGCAATAAATAAAATTCCATTAGTAGGTTTAGTTCAATCTGCTGATTATATATCAAGCATATTATTTGAAAAAATGATAGAAAATTAATTTTAATCCAAGTTTTTTTTACTTGGATTTTTTTATTATATTTGTATATGAAACCTTATGGAAGAATAAAAACTGTCAGATTTTCTTGTAAACAGGATTGTCATCCTCCAAAAGGATGAAAAAATTGGTGAGAAGATATAGCTGGATATCTATCAAGATCAAGACAAAAACAGATTTATATGAAAGAAATTAATAAGGAAATAAATGAATAATATTTATGGAAAATAAAGAGATATATTCAGTTAAATGTATTTTTTGTGGTAAAACCGTTAATTTAGAATTATATCCTTCAGATGTTGCTAAATATGAATCTGGAGAAGGTTTAATTCAAAATATATTTCCATATCTTACTCCAGGAGAGCGAGAAATTCTTATTTCTGGAATGTGTGAAGAATGTTTTGATAAATTGTAATAAATTAGATGAAAACTTGGGCATGTTTAATATATGGAGCAGGAACTCCACTTTATTTAGTTTCAGCTGAATCTGAAAAGAGGGCATGGGAACTAATTAAAGAAGACATGTATAAGAAATATAATAAAATGGGATATATAAATCCTAAAAAAGACACAAGTGGTCTTCATTATATGCCATTATGGAATTCTTTAATAGAACAATGTATTGATATATATGATATATACTCAAAAGATGGAACTATAATAAAAGGATCATTTAAAGATTGTTAATTAGATTATGAAAAAAATAATATTAATTATATTTTGTATTTTTATATCATATAATATAATAGCTCGTGATTATAGCAGTAATCAGACATATGATGGAAAAATAACATTTTCAATAGGAATTGGAGGAGGAATGGGAAATTATCAAAAGGGGTATGAAGATATTTTATATGGAGAACCTTTTTTCTTTTCGTCATTGAAATATAATTGGTTAATGTTAGGTGCAATATGTTCTCTTCCTATATATGATGGTTATACATATGTTGAATTATATCCATCAATAGGAGCTACATTTAAAGATAATAGTAGTATTTTTATTGCTCCTGTTATGAATTTATCTAATAAAGAACAAAAAATATTTCAACCTGGAGCATTAATAGGTGGACATATTACCTGTGGAAAACATGCATCTATTATATTATATGTTAGAGGTATTTATGGAAGTAAATATACATATAAAACATATACAGATTTTAGAGACCCTTATAATCCAGATAGTATAACAATAGATCCTGTTGTACACACAGAAATTACAGAATCAAAAACTTTATATATAGAAGGTGGTATAGGAGTATCATTTGATTTACATTGGTTAACTTTTTAAATTATTATAATTATGTTGTGGTTTATTATTTTTGGTGTTTTAACTATACTAGGTATAGTAGCACTTGTGCTTTACATTAATCAAGATTGTAATGCTCCAGAAGGTTCTTTAAAAAAATGGGCTTTTGAAAATGATGATTTTTTAGAAATATTTGGTCGGTCCTCATTTATTGTAAATGGAGTAATATTTATTGTTTTTCTTTTTACAATATTTGGAATTAATGCTGAATTTGATAAAACAATAAATGAATATAATGCAACAAAAATACTGATAGAATCATATCAAGGTGGAGATTATGGTAATGCTCCTGCACTTACTGAAAAAGTAATTGAACTTAATGATGAGATTTCTAAACATAAAGCAAAATGTCATAATCCATGGTTTAATGTGTGGAATTCTGAAGAAGTCGGTAATCTAGAACCTCTTACATTTTCAAATAAGTAAATAAATAACAACTTTATTATATTGGAATCTAAATAAAAATGTTTAGATTCCAATATTATTTTAAATATATGTATAAAGAAATGTTAATTACTGAAGAAAACACTAAACTTAATGACTGAGAATTAAATGAATTAGATCTTAAATATGATATTAAATCATATGACAAAACACTCACTATAAATAACAACATATTTTATTGTACATTAAGAAATGAATCTAACATGTGTGGAATCAGAGATTGAACTTGCCATGTTGATAATGTTGATCACGATTCAATTGGATGGATTACTGTAAATACATATGAACAAATTGACAAGTTTCTTAATTTATTAGTAGAAGATTGTATAAATGATGTTGCTAAATTAGAAAAATGTAAATCTTGTTTTATATGTAAGCATTGTGCAATAAGTAAAGGAATTGGACAAGATTATTATGGAATATGTGGAATAGATAAACATAAGATTTTAGGAAAGGATTTACAACAAATAATAGAATGTGATAATTTTATTAATTATGAAAGTTAGAGATTTAATAGTATTTTTAGCAGGTTGTAATCCTGAAGCAACAATAGGAATTCTAGATGATGATAATTTATTACATAAATTAAATATACATGGTTGAATAGGAAATGGTGATGGAGAATCTAAAAAAGATTGTAGTTATATAGTATTAAATTAAACTAGTGAATATATATTATTATAAATATGAAATTTTGTAATGTAGACAGTTTAGAAATTGGTACTAAAGTTCATCTTAAAAAAGATGATAAAATAGGATATATTTCTGATGTAGGTATATTAGGAAGTAAATTGGGAAAATGAATGTTTTTATATCATATCAGTGATGATAACGGAAAAGAATTATTTTGTTGTACAGAAGAAAATATAGAAGTTATTGAATAGGTTCTCAAATAGAGGACCTATTTTTTGTAATAAATATAATATATAAAATTTATTAAATTTATGGAAGATTTAAATATAAAAAGAGATCAAGTTCTTCTTGAATCATTAGTGTCTAAATATGGTAAATCTGATGTTCTTAAATATATCAACAGATTAAATGAAGCATATACATCTGATTTTTTCAATAAAAACCATGTTAACTCAATTAAAGGTAAAGATAGAAAACAATTAAGATATAGCATAAAAAAATGATTAAATGAACATAATGTAAAAAATTATATAATTAATCAAGATTGCGAAGTTGATGTCAATGGAGAAGTTTGTTTATATGGTATGGGATTAACAGAAATACCTGTTAAATTTAATAGAGTTGATGGTACTTTTAATTGTGCTAATAATAAATTAACTACTCTTGAAGGTTGTCCTAATATAATAAATGGATATTTTAATTGTGGTTTTAATAATTTAAAATCTCTTAAAGGCTGCCCTAGAGAATTAAATGGAGATGTTTTTATGGGATTTAATCAACTTTCATCTCTTAAAGGTTGTCCATCAATAATAAACGGATTCTTAAATTGTTCTCATAATCAATTAACTTCTTTAGAAGGATGCCCTTCTATTATTAGAGGAAAATTCTCCTGTGCATATAATCCATTGTCTCCAGAATGGACTGAAGAAAGATTTAGAAATATTTGTGATGTAGAAGATAAGATAATAGGACTTAAAGAAAATGAAATTTACGAATCATTTGAAAATACTTTTGATTCTTCTTTAGTTGATTATTCTAAAGATTTTGAAGATAATGATAAAAAATATCTTACAGTTATTGGTTTTAAAGAATATATGGAAGAAACTGGTGCAGAAGATTTAAATGATAATCTTAGATATAACTGCCCTGCTAAATATAATGTTGATTGAGAATGATTATATAATAAAAATCCAAATTATTCTGAATTTAGAAAATTAGAAGAAGAATTTGGAAACTGGTGTGAAAAATATTTAAGAAGTACAAAAGCATTTAAAGAATCTGTACATTATTATATAATAAATGAAATATCGTCTGAAGAAAATAAAGCAGGAGATTATGAATTAGGAAATAAAGATGAAGAATTATTAATATCTAAGTATTTCAATATATCAGATTTATCTTTATTAAGAAAAACATATGATGAATTCATAAAAGAACACATATATGATAGACACACATTTAGACATATGTATATTGAAGTATAAATTTAATAGGTTCTCAAATAGAGGACCTATTTTTTATTAATAAATCATTAACTTACTATATATTATATTAAAATATTAAAATATAAATATATGGCAAAGAAAACAGTTGATAATCCAACATCTGGAATTTTTGATTTAGTCAAATCTCTTAATAAAGAAGCCGAAATAATGGAAACTGCTAAATGATGCAATTCAGATGATTATATTGGAACAGGATCTTATATATTAAATGCAGCAATATCAGGTTCAATTTTTGGTGGTCTTCCAAATCGTCGGTCAATGCAATATGCAGGAGAAAGTGGTTCTGGAAAATCATTTTTAGCTGCATCAATGGTAAGAGAAGCACAAAAGAAAGGATATAATGCAATTGTTCTTGATTCTGAAGGTGCATGAGATAGAGATTTTTCTGCTAGATTAGGTGTAGATAATACTAAATTAATTATAGTTCCAATTAACTTAATTTCTGAAGTAAATACTTTTATTGCAAATTTATGTGAAAATTTAGAAGAGACAAAATCAAAAGATAAAGTATTTTTAGTATTAGATTCTATAGGTAATCTTGCAACAGATAAAGAGAAACAAGATACAATAGATGGAAGTGATAAGAGAGATATGACTAGAGCTGCAGGTTTGAAAAGTTTATTTAGAGTAAATGGTCTTAGAATGTCTAAACTTGGAATTCCATTTCTTGTTATTAATCATGTTTATGCTAAAATGGATCTTTTCGGAGGATCGGAATTAGCGGGGGGAGGATCTTGTAAATATAATCCCTCGATAACCTTAATGTTAACTAAAGCAAAACTTGAAGATAAAGAAGGAGATAAAATTATAGAAAAAAATAAAGGTGTTACAGAATATACTCGTTCTGGTGTTTTAGTTACCGCATCTCCATTCAAATCTAGATTTACACGTCCTATTAAAGTTAAGTTCCAGATTCCATTCTTTAAACGTCCTAATCCATATGTAGGTCTTGAACAATATTTGACTTGGGAAAATTCAGGTGTTCTTGAAGGTGAACTTCTTAAACAAAAAGAATACGATGCACTTTCAGACGCAGATAAGAAAACATGCAAAATATTTGAATTTAATGGAGAGACATTATACGCACATCCTAAAATAGCTAAAAGGATTTGTGACAGAAAGATAGTTATTGCAAGATTAGGCGCTGAATTCCCAGTAGGTGATTTATTCACAGATAAAGTGTTTACAGATGAATTGCTTCATAAATTAGATGAAGAAATCATAAAGCCTACATTCCAGCTTCCTTCTCAAGAATCAGCAGATGATATTGATGAATTTTTTGAAGATAATGAATAAAATATAATAAACATTTTTATAATAGAGCCTTAGAAATGAGGCTCTATTTTTTGTAATAAATATATTGTAAATAAATGTTTAGATATGAGATATTATAAACACAATTCTAATAATTCATTAAATGAAGGTGGAATTCAAGTTAGCATAAAAGATGATCAGTCTTTTAGAGAAATAGGATCTATATTCAAAAAATTGAGAAATGAATTTAAAACAATATTTAATTTTACTGAAATTCCTGTTAAATTTGGAATAAGTATAAATAATTCTCCATTTATAAATTTAGATTTAAGAAATAATGATACAACAGTATTTAATGGAGGATTTGTAGGTACTGCTATAGAATCATATTTTATTAGTGTTGCTAATAATAATATCAATAGGATTAACGCAATTTTTAATAAAGAAAAAACTAGCATTGCAAATATAGAGAACCATAAAGCTAGAAATGAAAGAAAAGGAATAAAAACAAAATTATATAAGAATTTTGATTATGCTATTCCTAGAACTGATATAAAATTAGAAATAAAGACGTCGCATATACGACCAAAACATAATGAAATAGAATTTTCTAAAAAGCAATATGACGAATTGAACGATTTTGATATTGTTCTTGTAATTTTTTATAAAGATTGAGTTGATGAAGAAAATCCTAATTCAAATGGTCCAACTTTATATATAAAACCTATAGATTTGCAATTTTATACAATGGGATATCTTAGACAATTAAAGAAAAAATAAAATAATTTACAGATATGTTTATAGAATTATTTGAAAATATTCATTGGACACCAGAAAAAATAAGAGAAGTTGCTTTGAACTATAATAATGGAAGTGAATTTCGATGTGATAAAGAAGGACTAGGTTTAAAAGCATATCAAGCAGCCAAATGATACAATAAAACTCATCCTGGTTTTTTAGATGATATATGTTCTCATATAAAAAAAAATTATCATTGAACACCAGAAAAAATAAGAGAAGTGGCTTTAATGTATAACAATACAAATAAATTTATACATGACCATGAAGGATTAGGTTCTAAAGCGTATAATGCGGCTCTACAATACAATAAAACCCATCCTGGTTTTCTAGATGATATATGTTCTCATATGGAAAAACAAAAATGTAAAGTTAAAAATATAGAAAATTCATCTATGCAATATGATATTCGACAAGACCAACAAATTCTTGAATCTATAATCGATAAATATGGACAAGATGATGTTATTAAATATCTTAATTCGTTAAATGAATCATTTAGTGATGTTTTTGATTCTTCATTAGTTGATTATTCTAAAGATTTTGAACAACAAGATGCTAAATTTCTTGCATATTCTACTAATTTAATTAATAGTTTTAAACAATATATGGAAAATTCTGGATATGACAATTTAAATGAAAATCTTAGATATAATCGTCCAGATGAATATGAAATTGATTGAGAAGAATTATCATATACAGATATTAAACAATTTAATAAACTTAATGAGAAATTTAGAATTTGATGTGATAAATATTTAAGAAGTACAGAAGCATTTAAAGAATCTATATGATATTATATAATAAATGAAATAGATAAAGAGCAGAAAGAAAATAGAATATTTAATTTAAACAATATAGATAATGTAATATCTAAATATTTTAATAAAACAGATTTATCTATATTAAGAAAAGCATATAATGAATTTATAGAAGAACATATAGATGATGATGAAATGTTTATAAATAAATTTATTACTATGTGATAAATTATATAGAATTTTAAAAATAAATTATTAATAATTATGTCATTCACTAATATATTTGATTCTTCATTAATCGATTATCATGAAGATTTTGAACAACAAGATAGCGAATATAGCGAATATCTAAAATATAAAAAATCATGTTGAGCCATTATACCATGTGCAGATGTAAAAAATAGAAGAAATAAATGAGGCGTTGACTTTACCTATATTACTAATAATAAAATTAAAGTGTCTAATATATTATGATATTATGATAGTGTAGATTATTATAACAGAAATGAACCTTGAACCACTAAAAATACTAGATCATATAAAATATGATACGATGATTTAAACGAATTAGATATAATAGTAAGCACTTTAATATATGGAATAAAATCTAGATATATTACATTTGGAAATACTGAGATAAAGGAAGCTTATTGAAGAAAAAGACAAGAAGAAATAGGAGACTGTTATAAAGAAGGTGATAATTGACGTATAAAATAATCAACAAAATTTCCATATAATATATTATATGGATAATATAAATTCACAAGATCAAGAAACACTTGAACAATATATAGAAAGACACCAGGTTTATTGGAAAACTAAAGTTGAAGAACTTTCTGCTAAATTGACTAAACTTCCAGATCTCATAGAACTTGAAGGATCTGTAATAGTAGAACGACAATATTGTCTTGAATATTATTATAATCTTCTTAATAAGATTTCTAAAATATCTAAAGATTATAAAGTGAATTATGCTAAACAATTCAATTATTATAAGACTGGTGCTAATATAAGATATGGAAGTGATAATTCAATAAATGCACAGATTGCAGCAGATCTTTCAGAATTCACTTATAAGATGGAACTTTTAAATGGACTTGCTAAATATATGCAAGAGACACTTAAGAATTTAGACACGCTCAGTTATTCAATAAAAAATAGAATAGAGATTGAAAAACTTGTTCAATCTTATGGAAAATAAAATGGAACTATAAAAGTAGTTCCATTTTTATAATATATTATCTTCCATTTTAGTATATGGTATAGAAACTATATTTCCTTCAAAATTGTGTTTAGCTCATAAAGTAAATAATCTTTCTGCCAAAAAACCTCCAATTTGTTTTTGATAATAATATCCTGCTGGATTTTCTGGATATTTATCTGAATTATCTACAAAATCATTAACATCTTGTGGAGTATTGAAATTTCTTATTTTACAAAATTCTTTCATTATAGTAAAAAAGAAGTCACATCAATTATCATAATATTCGGATTTCATTATATATCCAGCTGAATAAAAGAATTCCGTTCCATTTAATATATATTTTTCTATTGAATCGCAATAATGCGGATATAATTTTAAAATTAAATTTATAGCAATATCTAAATCTTCTATATTATGGCATCTATTATAATGTTTATAAACATTATCATTTTCTACTTCATTTGTTTCGAAAAAACTTCCTACTATAATTTTGCCAGAATTTATTATTTCTTCTATTTTGTCATCACTTAAATTGAATCTTCTTCTATATTGAAATTGTCCTTTAATATCAGATTTAACATTTTTTCATATTCAATATGTTCCAGAAGCTTCTGAATATAAATTATTTCATTCACTAATATTATCTCCAGTATTATCACCTATTGAATTACTTACTAAATTTCTATTAGCTGCTCCTACTGTTATTGTATTTTCAGGTAATCCATAAGGAACTTCTTTATGTGCAAAACAAAATATTTTAATATCCATTTTTTAGCAATTTCATTTATAATTAGTAAAATTATTAATTCCTTGTAGATTTATTTCACTCAATGCTTCCATTCCTTCTTCTGATAATAATCATTTACACTCATCTACATTATCATAAAAACCGTGTTCTATTAAAACTGCCGGACAATTTGCTCCATAAATTACAGTAAAGTTTTCTTCATAATCTTTATCTCCATCTGTTTTATCACATCTTATTTTTCTACCATATTTAGGAAGATTTTCTTCAGCTGCATCTAATATATATTCTGCTAATATATCTGAAGTATTTTGTCCTTTTGTTGTATATACTGAAAAACCTTGAGCTTTTTTTCATTTATCTCCACGTCCACAAGCATTTGCATGTATAGATATAAATATGCAATGTTTATCTAAATTTTCATTTATTATCTGATTAGCTTTTTTGTATCTATTGGTTAATGAATAATCTGTTACATCATTAGGATCTAATGTATATTCTACATTATAATCATCAAATCTTAATTTATCTGCTAATAATTTTCCAAATTTTCTATTTCATTCCCATTCTTCAAATTCTATACATGGTTCTACTTTACACATTGAATAAGGAGATTTTTTTCCACATGTGTCTTTACCATGGCCAAAATCTAATATTACTATAACATTTTTATGTTTATTGATTACAGTTTCAATATTTTCATTTTCATATTTTATATTTTCACAATCTGCGATAATTGAATTATCTATTTCATTTTGTATTGACGAATCTGTATATAATTTATAAGGTTTTAAAATATTATTAAATAAACACATAATATTTAAATTATTTTAATATTTATTATTCAAATAATTTTACAGTGGATTAAATATAATATATAATAAAAATACGTAATTTATTAAAAATGAATGTAGAACAACATAAAAGAACACATAAACCTGTTGTTAAAATAAATGAATCAGGAAATGAAGTGTCTAAAGCACCTCATCAGGGATATTATATACCAAAAAATGTAGATAAAATAGTAGGAAACCCAAGTGAAATAATATATAGATCAGGATGGGAAAGAGATTTATGCAGATGATGTGATGATAATCCTAATGTTATAAAATGAGGAGTTGAAATAGCAAAAATTGAATATAGAGATCCAGGAAGTTTAGTATTTGATGATATGAAAAGATTAAATCTTAATCCTAATGATCCTCAATATTGACCAGTAAGAAACTATTTTATTGATTTTTATATAGAATTAGAAAATAATGATGATGACGATTCTGCAGAATCTAATAAGCTTTTAGTTGAAGTTAAACCAAAAGCTCAAACGATGCGGCCTATACCTCCGGCAAATTCAGCAAAACTTAAAGAACAAAAACATTTTGTTAACGAATGCAGAACATTTTTAACAAATACTGCAAAATGGGAAGCAGCTAAAAAATGAGCAGAAGAACATGATATGAAATTTGTCATTTGGACAGAAGACCAATTACATAAATTAGGAATTATATAATATGAATAGATATTTACTTTTTTATTGATATATACCATCAAATGGAATATATGCAAAATCATATGATTTTCATTTATATTGTTTAAATAAGTATAAAGATAGATTTAACAATGAAACATTTATTTTATCTATAGATGATTTATCTAGAACTGATTTAATTAATGAAGCAAAAGAAAGATTAAAAATTATATTTCCAAATGCTGAATTTCAAATATTACAAAACAATCCAAATATAAGAGAATCTTCTACTGTATATCATTTATTGAAAGATTTAGAGAAATATAATGGCAATATATTTTTCGGACATTCTAAAGGAGCATCTAATAATCAAATAGGAGAACTATATGAATGAATATATTCTTTATACTATTTTAATTTAAATGATATAGATTTAGTAGATAACAAACTGAATTCTCATTTATCAGTAGGAACACTTAAAAAAATATTTGATTTTAAATCATTTGCAATATTCAATCAACTAGATTTTGATATTAATAAATATTTTTGACATTATTCTGGAACATTCTTTTGAATAAATCCAGTAAAATTAAATAAATTCTTAAAAGATAATAATATTGAAATAGATAAAAGAGTTCACAGATGATATTCTGAAACTGTATTAGGAAATTTATATCATAGTAAATATGCATATGCAATAGGATATGATATACCAGAATATGATTTATATAATAAATGCGATTATATTTTAAAAAATATAATGCTTGAAGATTCTGAATATAAAAAATTTAAAGAATCTTTTGAAGAAACTAAAAAAGAATTAGATTTATAATGACAAAAAATTTAATATTTTATTGATATATACCAAGCAACTGTATAATGCCTGATATATATTGATTGCATATTTATAATTTAAAAAAATATGCAAAAATTTTTAATAATGCTACATTTATACTTTCAGCAGATAATATAACAGATATTAATAAAATAGAGTATAATAAAAATATTATAAATTCTATAGGATTTAAGTGTGATATAAAATTTTTATTATATAAAAATGATACAAATATTAGGGAATGTACGTGTTTTTATAATGAAATAATTCAAAACCTTAAAAATTTAGAAGGCATTACATTTTTTGCGCACAGTAAAGGTATTACTAGAAATGGAGATTCTGGCGTTCCAATGTGAAACACCGGATTATATTATTTTAATTTGAACGATATTAAATCCGTAGAAAACAAATTATCAAAAAATGATGTTTTTTCATATGGAAGTTTTAAAAAACATTATAATTGGATTGTAGAAGATAATGGCAAAATATATAAGCAAAAACATAATTGACATTATTCTGGAACATTCTTTTGATTAGATACTCAAAAAATTTATAAATATATAAAATCTAATAATATAGAAATATCATCTGATTTGCATAGATGATATACAGAAATGTGATTAGGAAATATATTTGATTCTAATTTTGCATATACTAAATATGATATAATAGGTGATGAGAATTTATATGTTGATTGTAAAGATATTTTAAAAAATAAAATGAAAGTACAAGAAAAAGAATTTAATTCTTTTTTGAAATATTATGATAATATGGTTAATAAACTTTCAGAAGAACAACATATATCTTTAAATGTTAAAGAAGAAAAAACTAAAACATTACCTATTTCATTGACATTTAAAAATCCTCACCAACAAGAACCTAGTAATAATAGTGGTGGATTAAGAAAATTAATATTTAAATAATTATGATAAATTGAAATCACTATTTTGATCATATATATTGTATAAATTATATTCCATATTATGATAGAAGAGATGTATTAGAAAATGAATTTAAAAGAATTGGAATAAACGTAAATGCTGATTATTTTAGTTGACATGAAACAACTGATTCTCCATTTTATGACCAATTACTAGATTCATCGTCTTTTAAAAAAGAGGAAAATAATATATGATGAAAATGAAAAGAAAATAAATCTATAATTAGATGTGGATTATCTCATTATGCTGTTTTAAAAAATGCACAAATCCGTAATTATAAACATATACTTATATTTGAAGATGATATTGTTTTTATGAAAAATATAGAAACTATTGAAAAATGTTTAGATAATATGCCAAATGATTACGATATAATTTTATTTGATAAATTTGTATGTTTAGGTATATCGCATTATAAGGACTTAATTACAAATTATTCTAAAAATGAATATTATGCAAAATATGGAATATTTAATGAATATTTATGTTCATGTGGTTTTTACGCATTAAGTGATAAGTATATAAATCATTTAATATCATGTCAAGAACATTTATTTTCTGCTTCTGACCATTATATTAATAAAATTAATAATATATATGATAATTTAAATAGATATTTTGCTATTATTAATTTAGGTGTTCAAAAAGAATATTCTTCAGATAAAAATTATTATGACCTTTATTATAAAAAACTTGGTCTTAAAAAAGAATGATATAATTATTAATGACATATTTAGAATATTATAATACATATAAATCTAATTCAGAAAATCAAGAAAATGCCTTTAAATATCTTGTAGATTATAATCTTATTAAAAATTTTCATGGAGATTCTAAATTAGAATATTCAATTTCAAATAAAATGGAAGAACATCAACCTTTTCCATTTGTTCCATCTATGATTTATACATTTATGTATGCTGCACCAGATATGCAAGATATAAATGGTATAAAATTTATAGATAATATTCCTTTAGTATTTGTTATGGATTGCTCTGAATCATCATTGATGGGTTTAAATTTTAATTTAATTCCTGCAGAATTTAGAGCAGCTGTACTTGATATAATAAATGACACAAATAAAAATTTTTATGATAAAGTATTAGGAGTTGATGATTTTTCTATAAATAATAATATAGCACAATATTTTAATAGTGAAAAAACAAGAAATTTATTTGTCAAATTTATAAATGAAAAACTGACATCTCATATATCTGCAGCATACAGAATATATAAATTGAAATATTGTAAAAATATTCGTCTTATTGAATATGATATGTGAAAATATATACCATTTTTAAATTTTAAAAAATCAATAAGAGAAGCAAATTTACAAGAATTACAAAAAAATGTAATAAAAAAATAAAATCAATTATGAATACATTAGATATTATAAATACTGTTCTTTCAACATTTAATCATCCTATTATTGTAGATATGAATAGTGTAAAACAAGAAGAAAAGGAACCTATTGTTTATACAGTAAAAGTAGATCCTAAATATATTATATATAAAGATCCTAAAAAAGAATTAACAATAAATAAAGAACATAAAAAGATAGTTTATGAATCTCCTTCAATATCAGAAAAGGAAGAAAAAATAAAACATGTAGAAACAAAAAAGAGTAATAAGAAAATAGTTAAAAAATCAGTTAAATCTACTAAAAATAAATAAACTATAATAAGATAATTAAAGCATAATATATGGCTAAAAAGTTTATATTAAAGGCACTTGGAAATTCAATAGGAATTGCTAATAGAAGAATTGAACGTAATTTATTAAATCTTTCTAATATTGGTTTAAAATGGGATGAGTCCTTAATTCGTTTTGCTAGAGGATTAGGTGCAACAGAAACAGATGAAACTAATAATGAAATTTATCCAAATTCTGGATATACTGAAAATCAAAATGCGTATAATCATATAGCAAGCTTAACAGGAAATAATGATTATATAGCGTTTTTTGACAAATCATATGCTGCCCGTAGAACATTTTTACGTAGATTTGCTCTTCAAGGAGAAATTGAATTCGTTCTTGACCAGATATGTAATGAATCTGTAGTATATGATGATCTTCATTATTTTGCATATCCTAATACTAAACAATTAAAATCTATTCTTTCTAAAGATTCAGGAAAACGGATAGTGGATGAACTTAATGAATCATATAAAAGAGTTTATTCTAAATTTAAATTCAATGAATCTGATGATGCATGACAATATATGAAAAGATTTCTAGTTGATGGATTTCTTGCATTTGAAATTATATATCAAATGGATGCTGCAACTGGAAAAGCTACAGAAATTATAGGTTTTCAGGAATTAGACCCTATTACACTAGAACCAGATCTTAAACAAGATAAAGATGGAAATCAATATAAAATATGGATTCAATATAAAGGAGATCCTGAAAGAGAAAGAATTCTTCCAGATTCTAATGTGATTTATATTTCATGAGCAAAAAACAATATGGTGTCTAGAATATCATATACTGAACGTTTAGTAAGAGCATTCAATATGTTAAGAACTCTTGAAAATTCTCGTATTATTTGGAATGTTCAAAATGCTCAAAAGAGAATTAAATTTGTAGTTCCTATTGGTTCTCAATCAGAACAGACCGCCAGAACTCGTCTTAATGAATTACAGAATTATTATAAAGAAGATATTATTATTGATGACAATTCTGGAGAAGTGACAATCAATGGACAATCTAAATATTCATTTAATAAAACTTTCTTCTTTCCTTCTAGAGAAGGAACTCAAACTGAAATTTCAGAAATAGGTGTTGAAGGTTATGATTTGAATAACACAGAACAACTTAAATATTTTTGGCAGAGATTTATTATAGAATCCCAACTTCCTAAAGATAGATTCACAATGTTAGGAGAAGGAGAAGGAACTTCAGCAGTACCTACTTCTACTAGTACAATATCACGAGAAGAATATAAATTCAGCTTATTCATTAATCGTTTAAGAATGGTATTTAAGGAAATTCTTATTAAACCGATGTGGTTACAATTTTGTCTTAAATACCCTGAATTCGCAACAAATAATATTCTTCAGGCTAATATGGGATTATGTTATAATGAAGAAAATGTATTTGTATTAGCTAAACAGAGAGCGATAGTTGCAGATGGTGCTAATTTAGTTCAAACTCTTGCTGGTTTAAATGGAGCAGATGGAAAACCTGCATTTTCAATGAAGTTTTTAACTCTTAAATACCTTGGACTCACAGACGCAGATTGGAAACTTAATGAAAAATATAAAGCAGAAGAAGAAAAAGAAGCAGAAGAATTACAAAAACAAAATCCTCAGATGAATGGTGGAGATATGGGAATGGGTATGGGACCTACTGGATTTGGAGGTGATATGACAGGTGGATTTGGAGGAGATATGGGAGGATTTGGAGGTTCTGAAATTGGTATGGGAGAACCAACAGGTGGTATAGGTGCCGGAGGAGAAGAAGGAATGGGTGCAGAACCATCTGGAGAACCTGCAGAATTATAATAATATATTCAATAAATATATTTATAATAAAGTCTATGAAATTAATCATCGGCTTTATTTTTTATAAAATAAATATTAAAATAATTAAATGAAGATTATGTCTAATGGATATCCCAAATATATTAAAGATTGTCCAGTACTTTTACCAGATGAGACTCACAGATTTTTTGCAAAAATGAGGGGTGCATTTGATGGTGCAAGATCTGGTGTAAATTTTGAAGCAGGAAGTTCTACTCATCCAGGATTTAAGAGTGGATATTTTGGTTCTACTGGTCATATGTTTAATGGGCATAATCAGAGTTCAACTATTTCAACAAGCAATAAATATAAAAAATAAACAAGATAATTATGAATTTTAAAGAAAAACAAGAAGTTCGTAAAGATCAAGCAATTCTAGAACATTTAGTTAATAAATATGGCAAGGATGATGTTCTTCAATATATTAATGAAGGTAGATTTGCTGATTTTGCTAGAAGAGTCGGACGTGGTATAGCTAATTTTGCTAGAAATTTAAAAGATTGGGCAGTTAATATTGCCAATGCAGTTAATTCAGGAAATGTTCCAGAAGGAGTTGCAATCGTATTAGCTGATGATGCCGCTGCTGCAGCTGGAGTATCAGTAGATAATAGCTATGAAATATCAAAAATTGAAGAAAAGATTCAAAATGATATTGAAGAATGTGAAGCATTCTGAGATAATTATATAAAACGTGCAAATGTTTCAGAAAGTTATATAAATAGACTTCATCGTAAACATCAGCACCTCAATGAAGCTAATTTTACTCCTGAAGAAGAATTTGTTAAGCTTGAAGCTCCAGAAGAAATGAAACTTATGGATGTTAATACAAAAGATCTTAAAGCAAATTTAATGTTTAGATTAAGAAAACGTATGAAATTAGGAGACCAGATTAAAAAAGGAAAAGAAGACGTTCTTTTAATATGGGGTGCTCCAGGTATTGGAAAAACAGCTATTGTAAATTCATTATTATTACGTCTTAGCGAGGAAGCAAAAAAGCATATGACACTTATAAATGCAGATCTTCAAAATAAAGACTACGATGATTTCTTTTTGCCTGCTATTAATAGAAATGATGATGGAAATGCAACAGAATCAGTTGACCTTCCAAAATCATGGCTTCCAGTGTACAAATTAGGTACAGATGAAGAAAATATAGAAGGAAATGAAAGAGCAAATAGATTTAATGGTTCAGAATTTGGTGGTGTTTTATTTTTTGATGAATTTTCTCGTGCAAATAGAGGAGCACTTAATACTCTTATGAAACTTATAGATGAAAGACAACTTAACGGATATCGTTTAGGAGATAGATGGTCAATGGTTGCTGCTGCTAATAGACGTGTTGATATGGCAGATGATGCTAAATGGTCTTGGGAACCTGCTTTTGCTCGTCGTTTCTCTCAAGTTAATTTTATTCCTACAAGAGAAGAATGGCTAGATTGGGCTAAAAATGAAGCTCATTTGAGAAGTGATATTATAGAATTTGTTGAAGCTTATCCAGACCATTGGTATGAAGCTATAATTAATGAAAATACGGCTGCACCAGGTGTTACTCCTGCCGCTATTGAAACTGTATCTCAAGAATGAGATGATATGGAAAATTTTGATCCAGATTGGAACACATATGATGATGAAACAAAAATAAGAAGAAAAATAGAAGCTGCTAAAGCTAAATTTGGTGAAAGAATATTCCGTGAAGATAAAAGGGGATGGGAATATGATATGGATGATTATCTCAGCGTATTTAGACATTTTCCTAAATCTGAATGTGCAAAAGTATGAAAAGATGGCGAAGCAGTTACTCCTAATTTCGTTCAATCTCCAGGAAACATTGCACAGGTTGTTAAAGCAGTATTCATGAACCGTCCTAATAAAGAAAAAGATGGAGTCATTCCTACTCCAGAAGAATATGGTAATTTCTTAAAATTCTGCATGAATTTTGAAGATCCTAGTAAACGTCAGATGGCTATTGAAAATATGAAACAAATAATTAGACGAGACATTAAAGGAGGATCTAATTTCTTACCAGATATGCCTAAAATAGGAGATAAAGAAAATCCTTATTATGCAGTATCTAAAGAAATTACTTCTAAATTAGGTTCTGGATATAATAAAAAGGGAGGAAGAATTTAATAATTACAATATAAAACTCCTATAATATTAAAAGTTATAGGAGTTTTTATTATATTTACAAATAATTTAAATAT